ATCAACCTGGACTATCGTCCATGACCGTAGACATTGACGAATTCAGAAAGTACCTGAAAATAGACAAGCAGGCGCTGGATGATGAAGTCATGCAGCAGCCATCCCTGTTTTTCGAGGTGTCTGAGGCTTATACTCAGGCAGTAGCAGAACGCGACGCTTTGAAGGAGGAACTGGCACTAGTTGATGGCAGCCTTTTTGGTGGGTATCGTAAACAAGATCCCAAAGCTACTGATACCCTCATTAAGAGCAAGATTAGTATTGAGAAAGGCCACCGGGCAGCATTTACTGAATACCTGGAAGCCAAGGAATATGCAGATAAGTTGGGTGCGTTGAAGGATGCGTTTAACCAGAGGAGTGAAATGCTAAAAGCACTAGGTAGACTATACGCAAGCAACTACTTCGAGCAAATGGCACTGAAGCCAACGCAAAGCACTGATGCAATGGTCTACCGTCGTCAACGTGAACGTCTGACTTTACAACGGAAAGGAAAAGGAAATGAACGATAGAAGCTTTAGATACCAGTCCCGCTCCAAAGAAGATTGGCGTGAACGTGCCAACATGAAGGGCGGGCAGTTCGACAGCTACATCAAGCCTGCCTACAAGATGTACAAAGTCAAGGATGGCAAGAACCTGTTGCGCATCCTGCCGCCTACTTGGCCCAAGGCCAAGCATTACGGCTACGACATCTACGTCAACTTCGGTATTGGCCCGGACAATCAGGCTTACTTGTCATTGTCCAAGATGCAGGGCCAAGCCGACCCTATCGCTGAGGCAAGGCAGGTGGCTGAAGCCGAAGGCGATGAGACGGTGGTCAAGGCATTGCGCCCTACCTACCGGGTTCTGATGTGGGTCATTGACCGCAATGACGAGGAAGAAGGGCCGTTGCTATGGCCTTCCCCGTTCACAGTGGACAAAGCCTTCATCAACTTGGCACGGGACCAGGATACGGGTGCCATCGTGGAGATTGATCACCCTGAGGAGGGGTGTGATATCCGCTTCTACCGTGAAGGCACTGGCATGACCACCAAGTATGATGCCAGCAAGATGCGCCTCATGGAGGCCGGGCCAATTGCAGACAATGAGAAGCAGCAGGCGAAGTGGCTGCAATACATTGCCGAAAACCCGGTGCCTGACTGCCTGCAGTTCTATGACTACGACCACATCAACAAGGTGTTCAGTGGCACTGCGCCGCGCCCCAAGGATGAGGAGCCGGAGCCTGCGCCACGCAAGGCGGCCAAGCCGGTTGATCCTGATCCTGAGGAGGAGTCTGACCCGGAGCCTGCACCCCGTCGCGCTAGGCCACGGGTAGCTGAGTCTGAGGAGACTGCCGATCCAGGCCCCAAAAGCGGGAGCATCAGGGACCGTATCAGGCGACGGCACCAGACGGCTAGTCAGCCCGCAGAGGAAGACTGAGCTACTAAAAAGGGGCGGCATCGACCCGTTACGGGGGGATCGCCGCCCCCTTTCTCAAATCCTCAATGACCACATCCCCTATGAAAGGTGGAATAAAATGAGTGCTTTCAAACAGTACCGAAGGAAGCAGATAGCTGAGTTGCGGCCCTATGTGGCAGGGGAGCCGCTTGATGGGGTCAGCATAAGCGCTCCTGACAAGGAAGCTGGTTCCCCTAAGAAAGGCGACATGATAGCCCGCAACCCAAAGAATCACGCTGACCAGTGGCTGGTGGCGGCACAGTATTTCGCTGACAATTTTGAGCCAGTATCATGAAGAAAATCATCACCTTGGCAGCTCTATCCGTATGTGTCTGCTTATTGCCCCCTGCTGCTGAAGCCAAGAAAATGAAGGAGTGGTGTTATGGGAACGGCTGCCTCAGCGGCGGCGGCATGGCAGACAGGTCCGGCTGGCATGAGTGCCATAAGGGGGAACTCAACGTCTGCCGCCAAAAGGCGGCTGAGAAGCCCCAATGATGGCAAAGCGTGAGCGCCCCAAGATAACCAAAACGTCGTACTTCGTAGGTGATAAGCCAGGGATCAACTTCGTAAGTTCCGGCTGCACGCTGCTGGATTGTGCCCTGGGCGGCGGCTATGCCATCGGCCGCATCGTCAACATTGTCGGTGACAGGTCCACTGCCAAAACCGCCCTGGCCGCTGAAGCCATGATCAACTTCTTGCTGAAGTACCCCGAGGGGGCGGTGCGCTACTGTGAGACCGAAGCTGCATTTGACTCTAGCTATGCTGCTGCCATGGGCCTGCAAATTGACAAAGTCGACTTTGGTGACAAGAACAAGCCAATCACCACAGTTGAAGAATTTGCCCGTGATTTTGACAAGTTCCTGGACGCCCAGATCAAAGCCAAGCTGCCGGGCATCTACGTAGTGGACAGCCTTGACGCCCTCAGTGACGAAGCTGAGATGGAGCGTGACGTGGGCGAAGCCAGTTACGGTATGGCCAAGGCCAAGATGTTGAGTGAATTCTTCAGGAAAACAGCCAGGAGAATTGAGCAGAGCCAGGTGTTGCTGGTAGTGGTCAGTCAGGTGCGTGAGAACATAGGGGTCACGTTTGGTGAGAAGTACCGCCGTGCAGGCGGGAAGGCCCTTGATTTCTATGCCTCGCAGATTTTCTGGCTCTCAGCTGTCAAACCGCTGAAACGCACCATCAGTAAGATTGAGCGAACCTATGGTGTGCTGATCCTAGCTAAGGTCAAGAAGAACAAGGTCGGGCTGCAATTCAGGGAGGCATCATTTGCCTTTATCTTTGGGTTTGGGGTTGACAATGTCGGTGCTTCGATAGGTTGGCTAAAGGATATTGGTGAATTGACTACTGAAGAGGCCAAAAATCTTATAATTGAATTTGGGGAGATGGATGATAAAGACTACAAGATTGAGCAACAAAAGCTAGATCAGCTAGTCAAGGAAAAATGGGCTACCGTAGAAACTAGCTTTTTGCCGACGCGGAGCAAGTATGCGTAAAGGTGGGGGCAAGCAGAAAGGCGCGCAGTTTGAGAGGGACGTATGCCGTGAATTGTCGTTGTGGGTCAGTCACGGCAAACAGGAAGATGTGTACTGGCGTTCAGCTATGAGCGGAGGCAGGTCCACCGTTGCAGCCCTCAAAGGCAAGCGGCTGGCAGCCCAATCTGGTGATCTTTCCTGCGTGCACGAAGTGGGATATGTCTTTGCCAGCAAATTTATTGTCGAGTGCAAGTTCTACGCTGACCTGAATTTCCTGGGCTTGCTGACCGGCAAAGGCAAGCTAATGGAATTTTGGGGGGAGTTACTGGTGCAGGCTGCCGCCTACAGCAAGCTTCCCATGCTTATTGCCAAGCAGAATCGCATGCTGACCATGGTCTGCCTATGTAACATAGGGTCCAGGGAACTGAACCTTGAGAAACGGGCGCTGCTTATAGCGCCGCAACGCAGTTTGCGTATAATCCCCCTCCATGAGTTTACCCAGTATGCCACGAGGCCGACATGAGCAAAGATAGAATCACCATCAACCAGCTGATCAGGATAGCCGAAGAAAGAACCTGGGAAGATTTTGAAGCAATGCCGGATGGGCGGCTGATTCTTCAAGACCATGCCCAGACCCTGCTTCAGAGCGAGGAACCAGTAAGCCCACTATTGTGGATATTTGAAATGCGAATTGGGCTTCACTTCGAACGGCCAATGCAGGCCATCATGTCGTGCGGGCACTTCATCAGGATGCGCAGTGCCGACATATCTTGGGGGGTTGAGAGCTTGAGAAAGCTGGATCCAGCTCGGCCCAACGATTGCTTATACACTCAAATGGGCCCCCTCAACGTGGGCCCCCTCAACTGGGGCTGGCGTCCTTACATGTCCCAAGCAACGTCCAATACGCCGTCCACTGTCTTTGTGGGGGTACCACTACAAACAACTTGTGGTGGGGCCGGGCCATATGCTACCCAGAATACAACATATCAACGCGCAGCCTTACAGGCGGCTCAACAAGCAATTAAGAGTGCCACCTCTTGGGGGCTGCAGACTCTTCAAGGCCATAGCAGCACCAAGATATGACGTGGCTTGTTTCTGCCGATTTACACCTGTCAGACCGGCCAAAAGACTCATACCGCTTTGCCATCTTTGACTGGCTGGCTAAGCAGCAGCAGAAACACAACGTCAGCGCCACCTTCATTCTAGGTGACCTGACCGACCGCAAAGACAATCATTCATCGGCCCTGGTCAACCGGGTCATAGATGAACTGCTGAAGCTGCGGCCACCGGTCTACATACTTCGCGGCAACCATGACGGTATTGACCCCAACAACCCCTTTTTCCGCTTCCTGCAAACCATTGAGGGGCTGGACTTTGTGGTTGAGCCTGTAGTGATCAACGGGGTGGCTATGATCCCCCACCAGCCCGATCAGGCCGCCCTGGACCGCGCCTGTGGCATTGTTAGGCCCTCTATGGCCGGGGTCATGATGCATCAGACCCTTGACGGGGCTATGGCTGAAACCGGCACCCGTTTGTCGGGCCTACGGTGCCCGCTGATTGAGGCAATGCAGCCCGCTATGGTATGGCAGCGGTGGCTTAGCGGTGACGTACACAAGCCCCAACGGCTCAGTGGGGGGCTAACCTACGTAGGCGCGCCCTACCATGTGCGCTTTGGTGATGACTTTGAGCCTAGGGTGTTGCTAATTGGCAACACTATAAACTCTCAAACGGCCCTGCACTTCCCCTGCCTCAAGAAATGGGTGCTGCACACTAGGGGCATTGGTGAACTTGAATTAGTGCTTGGGCTCCCGAGGAAAGGGGATCATGTCAAAATCATCGTTACGCTATCGCCTGAGGAGGTTGTGGAGTGGGCTGCAATTAAACGTAGGATACTTGACGCCTGCCGGGCGATGGAAGTACAGGTTTTCGGTGTCGAATTGGAAATTGCAGGCAAAAAGACAAAGGGAACTACTGACCAGCAACCTGTTGTACATGACCGAACGCCGAAGGAAATATTTGGACGATTTTGCCAAGCCGAACGGGTCCCAGTAGACATCAAACAGGTAGGGGAAGAGTTTGTTTCAAATTGAGAGCGTTGAGTTAGAGAACTTCAGGTCCTACCGTGGCAAGCATAGTATCAAGCTACCAACTGAACCCGGCCTCTACCTGCTTACCGGCCGTAATGAAGTTGAGCCACGTCTCGGAACGAATGATGTCGGCAAGAGTACTCTCCTAGATGCCATATTTTGGTGCCTGTACGGGCGTACTTCCCGTGGCCTGAAAGCTGCCGATGTGGTCAACTGGGATGAAACCAGTTGCAGCGTCACCGTAGGGATGTGGCTCAGCGACGTGCCGTTGATAGTCAAGCGCACGCAAAGCCCTAACAGTCTGCAGCGCAGCAATGGAGCGGTGCCACTCCACCCAGTCAGCCAGGATGATCTACAGAAACGCCTAGGACTAGGCCCCGACGCCTTCCAATACGCAATGATGCTGCCGCAGTTCGGTGAGAGCTTCTTTGACCTGGCACCAGCAGCCAAGCTGACCCTGTTCTCACAGATCATGGGCCTAGATTACTGGCTGGAAAAGAGCCAGGAAGCTGCAGAGACGGCTGGTGAAATCTGGGCTGAAATAGAAGAAGCCAATCACGAAGAGGGCAGGTGTGACGCGCAGATTGAGATGATAAATGTTGATCTGCAGCTGCTTGGCGGGAAACAGAAGGAATTTGTCGAAGCACAAAAGCGCGTAATTGCGACATTGGGCAAAGACAAAAATGAATTAAAAGCCGCCCAACGTAAGACCGCTGAGGCCATTGATTTTGCAGAAAAGGCCCTGCTGAACGCAACCAACAAGCTGGCCAAGATAGAAAAAGGCACGAAGGTGTGCCCTACGTGCCAGCAGACCATACCAAACTCCAAAATGAAGGCTGACGAAGCAGCCCTTGAGAAAAACCGCGGGGACTTTGAGAGGCAGCTGGTCAGGCTAAGAAGTGACCAGGCTGTCGACAGTAGTAAACTCAGTCAGATTGAGAAACACATTGCAGGTGAAACCAGCCGCGCTAACCCCTACGGTGAACAAATCAGACAAAAACAGGCCAGTCTGGTTGCTTGTAAGAAGCAGCAGGCTGACCTGATTTCACAGATAGAAGCAGCTGAGCAGGATCACGCTGCAGTAGACTTTTGGGTAGGTGGCTTCAAGCGTGTCAGGCTGTTCATAGTGGAAGAAACGCTGCGCCAGCTAGAGCTGGAAGTGAACAACAACCTGAGCAATTTAGGGCTGACTGATTGGAGGATAGAATTTGATGTGGAGCGGGAAAACAAATCAGGCGGCATCACCAAGGGCTTTGTGGTGCTTGTCTACCCCCCTGGGAGACCCGAGCCGGTCAGGTTTGAAGCTTACTCTGGTGGGGCTACTCAGCGGCTGCGTATGGCCGGGGACCTTGGGCTGGCCAACCTGATCATGCTTCGCGCTGGGCTGACCAGCGCGGTTGAGTTCTTTGATGAACCCAGCAGGCACTTGAGTACAGAAGGGCAGCTGGACCTGGCTGAAACCCTGATGCAGCGTGCCCTAACTGATAAGAAGGTGATCTATCTCTGCGACCACAATCTCATAGATTTTGGCTTCACCGGCACCCTTACGGTAGTAAAAACGGCTGCGGGTTCGCGGCTTTCCTACGGATAGCCATAGCCGCAGTTGCATGTTCTTTGCAGTAGACCTTACCCGCAGATGGTGCCCCGCAATACTTCTTGTCCTTGGCGTCATGGTCATTCCACAGCGGCCAATGACACGTTTGGGTGGTCAACCCCATGAGATCGCACGGATCACTGGTTGACACTTCCTTGGGTTGGGTTGCTTCGGCACACATATCATACTCTGGCGCAAAGGCCGCGTAGGTCCTGTAAATCATCAGCCTGGGGCGTACCCGTCTAGGATTGGTAATAGCTGGTGTATATGGCTCGCCACTCATTCGCCTGCCCAGGCGGTGAACCTTGCCAACTACGGCGTTTCTGGTTGCCCCAAGGATAAGGGCTATCTGGTTGCCTGAATGCCCGGCGTCAATAAGTCGGTTCAATTCCTTTACTTTTTCTTCGGTCCACTGGTTTATACGTCCGTTTGCATGTGCTTCAGTCATTGTTTCTTACCCTGATTGGTTAAGCCTAATGCCCAATAAACCGCACACCAATGGATGCTACAAGCACAATGATGGACCACACGGCTCCTATGGCCCAAATGCGCCCCTGGAAGTTGGAGCTGACATTTTCCAACGTGCTTATCCTAGTTTCCATCGAATTTCTCAGCTGATCCGTTGCTGTAATTCTATTGTGTTCAAGAGACGAGACCTTTTCGTCCAGATTGTTAACAATAGTGCCTAGCTCACGGCGAACCGAGTCAACGGCTGCCTGTCCTTCCTTAATGGTCCACATCAAACCAGAGAGATCAGATAGTGATTTTCTGAACTCGTTCTGCGCTTCGTTGCGAAGCTGTTGTGCACCTTCGGCTTTATCCACCGCCTTTTCAGCGGCGATCAGCGCGGCATTCACCGCTTTCTCAGCTGCTGCTAGGGCAGCTGTAACGCCTGTCTGTTGGGCTTCATATCGTTCGCGAAGTTGCAGCGACAGGTCGCCGAACCGCTGGTTAATATACTTCTCAAAGGTGGTGAAATTCCAACCACCGGCCTCCGACGGCAAGGAGACCGTAGGCTCTGACATCCGCCAGTGCCCACCACGGTCTTTTACCAAGTCAACAGCTTGCCGAAGCTCCTTGATATTTTTTCTCAGGTCGTCAAGACCATTTTCCTTATCATCGCCCATGGATGCTTCTCATGCTTCATTGGAGTTTCTCAACGCTTTAGATGATCCATAAGCTGTTGGTGCAACCAAACGTTCTGGTCGGCGGTGCCGGTGAACTTCCCCTGGAAGCCAAGCTGTTTCGCCATGGTTGCCCTGGCTTCAAGGCTGCTGTCCCGCCCCATGAGTTTGAGCAGGTCCACCGTAGAATTGCGCCAATTGAGATTGCCCCCGGTGGTAGCGGCCTTGTCGTCCAAGTACTTGGCTTTTTCTTCTGCGGTAGGAGTTTTCTCAAACAGCTTCTTGAAGAACGCCGCAATTTCAGCGAGAATGTCCATCATAGCCTCCTATAGGGATGCTATGGCAGCATCCAGGTCTGCTTCCTTGACGCCTTCAGGCGAAGCACCATTGGCCAGCATGTACTCTTGGCTGAAGTAAGCCACACCACCAAGGAAGTACTTCTCCCAGAACTTGTTGGTAACGGCTTGCAACCGCCCCCAGGTCACCACAATCCTGAGGCCCTTGGAATTTCTTCCCACCAGAGGCACGTAGTGCCCACCAACGGGGGTCCCGGTAGTGGCCGACCACGGCTTTTCATTCTCAAACTCGGTCATTGCCGTGTCGGGTACATTGAACCCGCAACCACAGGCCCCAAAGATATAAGCAGCCAGGTCCAGGTCGGTGTTCCTGTCGATGCTGGCAAACGCCTTGACCTTGTGGAAGCTTCCACCAGAATCCTCAAGCCCAGTGGCAACCCGCCATTTGGCTACAGCTATAGGGTCCAGCCCCTTGTCCTCACCACCGGTCAGGGTCATGTACTGACTTACAATCGTCTGGTTGTTGAAGTCTGGCATCGGCCTTTGTGTAGCCAACGCCCAGGTCATGATCTCATGAGCAGCACCAGCCAGGACACAATCCCCGTACTGGTCATTGGCCAGCATCTGCCAGGGCACGTCGTTACCTTTGACGTGCCCATAAGTAGCGGGCACTTTAGGAAGCTGTTTCCGGTTGATGAAATCACCAAACTTCAGCTTGATGGCTTCTTCACGCCACTCCTTCATTCCCAGTCTTAGGGTCATGACACTCAAGTCCTTGTTTGGACTGGTGGTTGACTTGGCGGAGGTGGGGGCGGTGGTGCGGCGTTGCGCACCTTTTCCGCAGCATTAAGTGCATCATCAACAATCTTGAGCAGGACTTGCCTGCCTTCTGGGGATTCAAGCTTCTGCTGGGCTTGTTCACGGTACATGCTGGCTGGCCACGTACCCATCCACATGTCGATCATCCTAGCAACATTGTCGTGCACAGACTTAGCAGCAGCGATCTGCTCAGCCTGAGTAGCCTGTCCCAGTCTCATTGGACTGTTGCCTCCACATCCACCGGCTTGCCGTTCACGTAGACAACAAAGTGCACGGTAGTACCCTTAGTGGGCTCTGCACCAAGCTTGCCCGCCGACTTGGCGGTTTGGTAACCAGAGCAAATCAGGCTGACGATGGCGCTGATGCTCATGGTTGGGTCAAGCCCAACGATTGCAGCAATTGTTGCTGCGGTCACGGCAATGCCACAGGCAGTCTTGATGGCGTCCTGGACCTTTACCGGGTCAATGGCACAGCCACCACCCATCCCCAGAACTGGAAGGGTAGCACCAGCTAAAAGCAATGCGCGTCTGTTGATGGGGGTCATTTCAGTCTCCTTTTAAGCGTCGTTCGACGCTATAAGTGGTCCACCATTGTGGGTGTTCACGCAGATGTTCTGCTGCATTAGTGGCATCTTCCTGGGTAGCGTAAGTCCCGAGTACCTTTGCGTAAGGCCAAGGCACCCTTTGGTAGGACACCACTACCCAGATCGTATTGTCTGGATCAGTCATTTAGAAACTCCTGTATGTTCTCGTGTGTCAGAAATGGGTTTAGAAGTAGCAGAGTATCAGCTGGGGTAATACGGTTCTTCGCTACAACCAACGAGTAAGGAAAGAAATTTGCTTGCTCAAGACAGTATACAATCAATTCACTGCAAAACCAAGAATCTGTCTGACGCCAATCCCGGTCATGGGGTTGGTCACTTAGGAAGTCCCACAAAGCACCATTGTCAAACGGCTTGCCAATTTGCTTGTGCGCCACTTCCATGAAAGAAGTATAAATACTATCTGATACCTTGAGGCTGGCTATTTTTGGCGTCCCCTTGTACGGCCACGGTGGATTTGGCCGTATTCTTACCCCTCCTGGGTCATTTGATTTGTGATCCTCGCCGCTAACACCCAAAAGCCCCGTATCCAAGAAAATATCAACGTGGGAAAATGGTGAATGGCACAGTCTGCGGATGATGCTGCTGGCAAAAGCAGTGCTCGTAGAGTACTGAATAAGGATCTCAGCCATTTACCTACTATTGGCATATGGCTTGTATGGCTTAGGCCCTTCGTCCAGCTTAGTGACGTTTGGCACGTCGTCACTGTGCACCAAACTGGCAACAGCCTTGTTATACACCATCAGTTCCCTAGGAACCTGGATCTGAATTTGCGGGTCAACATTCGCTGCTGATCTAAGCTTCGCTGCGTCGGTATGAGCTAGGAATGACCACACCACAGCAACGAGCCCAATAGCCACTGTTGTTACATCTGCAACCACCCCGGCGTCGCTGAATGCTGAAAAGCCTTTTGCTACCAGCCACGTACAGGCCATCGGGATGATTATGCGGAGAATGCCAATTACCTGCTCTTGGTTTGGGTTCATGTGGTGTGCTCCATGATCCGCTTCATCTCGGCGAGGAACATATTTTGATCGTTCACGTCATAGTCGCCGGGGTGGGGAATGTGGTGTGGGGTTTTGTGGTAGCTGAGCGGGTTCATGGTCCCCAACGGCCATTTGTAAGCACCCAAGCCGGGAAACGGGAACGGGTTGTAGCTGTAGATCAGGTGGGCAAATTTTATGTTCTTGTTTAGTGGGTAGCCCTTCGCACCGTAGATGCTTGCTTGGAAACCAAATGCCCCATCAATGGCCCGGTCGCCAACATACTGACAGACAACTGCAACGTCACAACACCCCAAACTAGTACCACATACGAAAACACGACCAGCAGGAGGGAGCTTCTTGATAAGTACAGCAATGTTTGCGGCGTCGTAATCCTCGTAAGGGGAATCGTGCATGTTAATGCCGAGTTGTGCCATGCGCTGAGACATGACTCCTGCAGCTGGGTCGCTTCCCCATCTCCCCCACATGCCGCGCATATAGTAACCGTGCCAGTTCATGGCTCAACCTCACTCCAGCCTTTGGCAAAGGCCAGGGGGATCAAAGGCTCTTTGCGCTCATGTCTACCCAGCTTGGCCACACTCGGCGGGGTCAGCAGGGTAATTGAATACTTCCTCAAATCCTGCACCCTGGCGGTCCAGCCCCTGCCAAACGTACCCCAAGTGCCCAAACCACGTAGGAAGGTCAATCGTGCATTGCACAATTGGTTGACGAATTGGGTCGGGTCCATACTGTTGATGGCTTTAAGGGACGTTGGGCCAAGTACACCATCAACTATGACATCTGCTATCTTTTGGGCGTATTTTACTGATCGTGACGGGCCTGAATTGACGCCAAAGTCAAATACCACGCAGTCACAGCCAGCATTCAGGGCGTCGAATTGGCAGGCAGTAGCGTACTTCTTCTTGTATATTTCGTCAGCCGTGGCCAGTGTCATGGCTTTAACTCTAGGTGCCCAGGCAGACATTGAACTCATTTTCTCACCAAGAAACTCGGCAAGATCGTAGCAAGTAATTCCGAAACGAGTTGGCCCTCCAGGATCGTTACGGATCCATCCGTAGTCTCCCTCGTAACGCATAATCATTCGTTGAACGAATGGCTGATAGTCTTGTTGCACACTAACCTCCAGCTCCGGGCATGAAACAACGGATAAAGACAGAGATGACTTCTTCACCCTGATTGCGTGTCGGGGCAGCCCAAACCAACGCAGTGCCGGAAAGGTTCGGCCCTTGCACCACGGCACCGTCGTCTACGTTCCACCATTTATTGTACAAGAACACCCGGTAGTGACATTTGCCATCAGTGCAGGTTGAGTCCCAATCCACGTCTGGGATGTGGTGCGCTTCTTCTCCGTCACAACAGGGACCCTTCGTGCTATACTGTTGCCTGAACCAACGGTCCAGGTCGGGCTGCTTGTGGTCATGAGCAGATGCAAACGCCACCATGCCAAGCAGGGCAAGCACAACCAAAAACCCCAGGATCACATACCACCACCACTCACTATTGTCAGGTGGCCGTATGTTCCAGTGATCGTCTAGGTCATCAAGAGGTGCTTCTGGGTTTGTCATACCGTAGTTGCGTGACATTTGATCACCAGGTCGTTGTGGCAGCTGCCATGTAATAAGTGGTCGTACCAACTACCAATGGAACAATCCTGGTGGCACTGAAATTGGACGCCGTAAGTGCCACAGTTACGCCGCTAGTCACTGCGACAACAACGCTGGTTACAGATACGACGATGCCGGTTGGGGCCACCGGTATTGAAGAAGCAAAATTCCCGCACCAATAATCCGGCTGCACCAGGGGCCAGGGATAGTTAACCGTCTGCGTACTGGCAGCGACCCCAGGTGATGCTGACCGGTATGGTTGCTCTGGTGCTGGCGCATTGAAGGAACAGCCCAAGGCACCAACAGCTACCCCAGCACTGACAGGAACCGACCTCCCATAGACACAATTGGAACACTGATCAACCATACTAAGTCCCCATCATAATAACCCAGTTGGTCCCATCCGACTGCAGAGCCGCCCAATTCCCTGCCGTACCTGCCAAGATGGCAGTGCCCGCACCGCCACCAGCCTTCGGCACCACATTGCTGGCATTGCTAACGACGGTTTGTGCCTGGATTGTCTTAACATATAGCCATTGCCCTGGGTAGGAAGCAGCAGCCAACAATGTGATGGTGACCGTCCCAGCCCGGTTGGCGATCAGCGAACTGTCGGTGGCGCTCTGTGTCTCGCTGGCATTGGTCAGCGTCCTTGGTGCCTGAGAAGCTATCGCCCCCCGGACCGTGAGCGTTGAAGTAGGTGCGGTGTTGCTGCCAATGGCAAACGTCTGGTCGACCACACCATAGGTAAAGAACTCAAATGACTGATCGCGGTAGAGCGCAAGTGAGTTGGCAACATCGTTTTCACTGAAAGTACCAACCGGCTGCGTCTTGAATACCAACCGGCCTGGAAGTGATGTTGCACTTGGCACACCATCAACGAAGCTCTCGATCATGGTGCCAACGCCCCAGGTACCGTTCCCCATGTCGCCGCCAGCACGAATCGAATTCAGTGGATCACTGTTGTGGACTATCGCGGTACCGCTGGGTGACGTAGCCCGCGACTTGCCCATGCGCAGGTCGGGCGCGACAATATCATTGGACCACTGGGCCATGCCTAGGCTGAAGTTGACGAACAGATTTGGCACTTGGCCAGTGATAAAAGTGGTACCAGATGGAATCCCTTTGAGATTAGTGCACTGGTTTGTATCTATTTGCAAAGCGGTGACTTGAGATCCGGTCTTGAGGGCAATAGAATCGGTAGTACCAGCAATACTGGTACTCTCAAGCGTAAGTGTAGAACTGGCAAGCGAACCGCCTGCGACCAATGGAGTAGTAATTTTTGGGGTTACAACATTGGTAGGGGTAGTCGGTGCGGTTCCTATGACTTGGCCGACCGACGTGAGTGCAGTAGAAATGTCCGTAAAAATGGCGTTCCAGACCAGGGACTGAATAAGGTCCCCCGGTGCCGCAGTTTCGGCACCGGCAGCTGGTGTGTAAACACCGGTTGTCGCATTGTAAGGCATCTTAAACCCCTGCGAAGATTATCTTATTGAAGATGATGGCGTTGGAGAGCGTGGGCAGAGCAGTGCCAGAACCACCTGTTGGCGTGGTCCCAGTCATTGCAGGTAGAGTATTATTTTGAAGTGTGACGGTGTTAACTGGACTTGGGGCAGCTGCCCCAGCACCCAAAACGAAACTTGCCGAGCTGGTGCCACCAATGGTGGCTCCTGCACCTCCCGCAGCATGAGTATGGGACCCCTGTCCTGATCCTATTGATGTAGACAAAGTTACAGCAGGAAAATGGGCTTGCAGTATTGTCTTGTTCTGCTGGCCGCCAGTACCACCCAGGACCGTACCGTCGAAGTTGCCCCCAGCTACCGTAATGAGACCGGCAGCAACACCACCCATATCATCCTTGCCAAAATCGGCCTTGCCACGGCAATCGGGCAGACTGAAATTGGGTCCAGAACCACCGTAAGTGTAAGCTATTGCAGTGAATAGAGCAGGATAGGTAGCAGTCGCCAACGACTGGCCAAAACACAGCAGCCAGCCAGAGGGGGCAGAAGTACCGGCAAAACTCGCTACAACCCCGATTGGAACACCATTGACAATGCCATTGGATGTAATTTGTCCAACGGCAACCCCACCCACGGCAATGCCAATGATATCTGCCCCAGCACTATAGAAGCCGGTATTGGTGTCAGAACCAAAGGTGTAGCTGGGCGCGGCAGCAGTCCCGGATGCGGCCTTTACCGGCCCAGTCATAGTAGTCTGGCCGTCAGCTGCCAACGAATTGGTCATCTGCGCGGCAATGTCGCTGAAGTCCGAGTTGACTGCAGACGATGATATGGTGGTGTTGGGCGTAAACGCTGCCTGTGGAAGCGTGTACACTCCACTGCCATTCCTGGGCATCGTTTATCTTTCCTTAGAGGAGGTAAAAATGTGGTATGTGCTACAGATAATTGTGTTCTTTACCGTTGTTATTTACTACCTTGCCAATGACATGCTGGATGGCATTCCACTTGGGCACCTGGCGCTTTTTGCCGTGATAATTACTTTCTTAGTGACCGTAATCCTGTCCAAATTCCTGGATCTACTCCGTTGGCTCATTAGTTGGTGCGGGTAACCGTTTCGCACCTTCTAAGCCAGCAACCCATGATGCCGTTTCAGGGTCCATCTCAAGCCCTGGTGTTAATCTAGGGGTAGTGTTTTCTAGCCAAGGGCTTAATGCTCTGACTATGGGCCTTTGTGCGCCCCTTATTGCGCCAGTCGTAGCGCCCCCCAGGCCAGTAGCCCCGGCTAATTCCAGCGCAATCGCCGATTCTGGGCCAAACCAGCCCAGATGATGCCCTGCATACGCCCCGGCAAGTTGGGCAAGCCCCGCAGCACCAGGGATCAACCATCCCCCACCTGTCATAGCTGGCACATCCCTTGTTACTGGGATTGCATCCCTGGCAAACCCCTTGAGAGGGGTAGTCATGGTTGGACTGTAGCCCCTTAGAACATCCTCTGGGACAATATGCTGTGCGCCGGTCGTAGCTGCGTGGCCTGTCGCTGCCTGCAAAGCATTTGCATCAGCTTCGGCTTGGTGCTGTGCCTGTGACGGGAATCTTGGTGCTAGATTCATCCTTTGAAGAGCAAGTCTGTTGGCAAGCTGGGCTGCTGCATCCTGAGGATGCACCCCCGGTGGGACGGTCAAGCCACCCTGCCTAAACATAGCTTCCTGAAGTGCTTCTGCCTGACGCGCAGGGGGGCCACCGGTAATGGACCTGAGCCAGGGGCTTTGTGTAGCCTGCTCAACCCCTACCGGGACCCCGGCAGCACGGACATTAGCTACTTGCTGTTCGTGTAATGGGCTTACTGAACTTGGTGCTATTGCTTTTCTAGCCATATTGGGCAACCCCCACCCAAAAGCACCCCCCAACATTTCCGCTACCTGAGGCCCCCAACTCTGCATATAACTGGGCAGCAAACTCTCACCAGCGTGTCTGCCTGCTACCGATCCACCTGCAGCAGTCAAGGCCCTGACCATGTTGGGGATCAAGGAACCAGCCCCGGTAACTGTTGCTGCTGCGGCCGATGGAATTATGTTTTCAGCAGCCTGCGCTACTTCCCCACCAACGGAAGTGGGCTGGTAACCCAAATCAGCCCCTGGGAATTTTTCCTGGAGCTTTTCCATCCTAGCAGGAGACGTATAAGGCCGGTTTTGCTCCTGCATGAATTTTGCAGCACCAGCCAAATTCTCTGAACCGGTAGCCTCACCTAGTTTCTGTACACCTTTCAGTGCCAGATCACCAAGGTTCCCAAATGTTGAACGTAGACCAGTAGCCGACTGGGCCGCCCACGGAATTAGCCCATGGCTGATGTCCTCAGCCGTGCTCTTCGGGGCTGGGGTGACCCCCTGCTGTTCATCATATACACGACGCTCTTCAGGCGTCATGTGCGCCAATAATTCAGGCGGGTACAGCTGTTCATTATAAGCACGACGCTCTTCTGGCGTCATGTACTTCAGCAATTCGGGGTCGTATTTATCCATGAACGTCGTGCCGATTATGGTGTGGGTGTCAATGCAGGCATCTTCTTTTCACTTTCAGTCTTGCGGCGCATCAACTCCTCAGGAGGTGGGAGGGCAACAGCTGGCTTGCCAGCTGTTCCTTTAGGTTTTGCAGCTGCCTCTTTTTCCAGCTCGATGTCTTTCTCAAACTTCTTAGCCGTTGCTTCGTCCATCAACGGCTTTTCCTTGTAAAGCTTCACTATCTTAGCCCTAATATTAGGGTCAACGGCACCAGTGATCGGATCCCTGTTCCTGTCAATCTCTTCGCCTGCTTCAATCAATCGATTATTCACAGCTTTCGCCATGGTTATCAACGCCTTGTTGGCAGCGACCGTGTTATTTCTGTTGGCGGATGCTGCGTTAATCATTTGGATTTCAGCTACACGGATCTGACCCAAACCACCCAACTTGGTCTTCAGTGCACTCAAATTAATATCACTGATCAGTTTATCGGCAGTATCAGCCTTTGACGCAGCGGCGTTTGCGTCTTTATTACCTGTAAGCCAAGCATAGCCTTTGGCCAATGCAGTCCGGGGTCCGGCGGCAAAACCACTGATAATGTCTGGTGCGTTGAAAATACGTTCCAGTTCGTCCAACGGCTGCAGCTGTTCGGCAGCGGACTTTGCATTTCCCTGAACTTCATCACCGTACTTGGCAGCAGCTTCTGCGGCCTTAGAAGCACCTTCTATTCTCCCTTTTACTTGGGCACCAAGTTCGCCCATATGATGTATAGCTTCGTCAGCTTGACGGGGGATCAGCGAACTGCCGCCACCAGTTGGAGGCGGGCCAGCAAGTTTTGTACCTTCTGGTGTCCCCGCCGTACCTTCGGGGGGTGGTGTGCCCAACATACCGGGCGACGGTGCATCAGCTGCCGTGCCTGTCTCAAGCGCCGCTGTCTTTACCCCACCGGCTGTTGGGGCGGCTTCGCTACTCTTACCGGGGGCGGGCGCAGCAACCGGAGGTGTGGCACTGGGAATTGCTGGGGTAGGAGGTGTAGGCGAGGTTGATGCAGTCGCGCTACCAGGCGTGCCAGGTGTCCCACCAACAGTGGAAGGTACCGGTTCGCCCTCACCTCTTTTATCCGTCGGCTCAACAGGCCCCAGGATACGGTAGGTGCCATCAGCGTTGTACATCGCCTTGACCGGTATCTTGATGCCTTCAGGCCCGGCGTATTCCATTTGAAAGACGTCACCCTGGAAGACCTGGTGACCATTGGCAGTTTGGGTGATTGTCCCAAACGGCGTCTTGAATTGGACCGGTTGGCCCTGACTGTAAAAGGATTGATCAAGGTATTGCCTCAAACTCGGATCCATGTACGGATTGGCACCCCCCATGAATTGATGCGGGGTAACGTGCTGACGCTGGGTAAAGAGCCCAGGATCCATCCTGACACTCTCAGCAGTAGCAGGGCCTGGGACTGTAGCTGGGGCACCCAAACTGGGGGATGCTGGCGCTGCCGGGTGCAGACCCCCACCACCACCTGCCAAAGCCGTAGACATAGCCGCTGGTGCGTCAGCGGGACCGGGGGCTGCCGCAGTAGGCTCTTCAGCGTAAGCCGACGCTGAGCCGTCCCCAGGGCCTGTAGCTGGCAACCCAGGAGCATTGGAGGCCAGTTTCATGAAATTCTGGCCGTACTGCCCAACTGACGTCCCCAACTGATCCTTGCGCTCAGGATGATTGACCCCACCAGGACCGCCAAGCCAAGCCCGTGCAGCCCCTTCTGGGCCGTACTTCTGTTCATACTGGGCAAATTTACCTTTGCGGACTATTTCCTGTGCTTCTGGGCTGTTCAGGAACTCCCCTGGGGTCATACGGTGACCAAGAAACTCCTGAGTCCACACAGGGATGTTGGACCCCATTACCTGATACTTGCCGTAGGCACGGTCACCAGCCATCGATCCCTTTTTGATGATCGGACCAAGCGCAGTGTACTTGCCGCCGCTCTCAAGTGAAGAAAGTGCTTTACCTTCCGGGTCAGTTGCATCACTAACAGGTACTAGTCCTCCTCCCCCTGAACTGGGGCCGCCAGGGTAACCACTCTCAAGGCCGGTGGCTCGGGCCTTGAGCATGGATGCTTTCTCACCGGCAGCAGCTTGATCCAACCCCATCCTGCCCATAAGGGCCTGGGTCATTTGTGTCCCTATGGCAAACGGGGAAACAGCCTCATGCTCCTTGCCAACAGGCGTGGTCATGCTCTGCTTCAGCAATGCTTCTGCCATTGCACGTTGGGCCAGTACTTGCCCAGGCGTGACAAAGTCCGACATTGAATAGTCATCGGCCATCGAAGTAGCCCTATAGCTGCATTTGGCTTAGCGGGTCTGGTCTTTGCGCAACTGCACTGGGTGGCAAGCCGCCCATGGGCGGACGGCCGAACAACGCACTGCCATTGAGGGATGGGGTAGGGGATGCACCCTGAGTGAACGGGTTCATAGGCGGACGTGGTGGGGGCATAGGAACGCCACCAGTCTGCGGCGGTGGCATTCCTGGTGATGCCGCTGGGGGCATTGCAGGTGGCGTGACCGAACCAAGCGGGTTCGCTGGGGTCTGAATATTGCCCTCATACGTGCCAGCATTTGGGGCTAGGGTATTGGCGTTCTGAGTATTGTTGTAGCCCTGCATCAGGGCTGAGATCATGTTGTTGATCCCCCCGCCAACGCCGCCAGGGCTGGCAGGGCTGGCAGAACTTGGGGTTACCCCTTGCTGCCCGCCAAACATCTGGGCGAAGGGCTGAAGGGGTGAGATTGCAGCTGGGTTATCCATTTGATTTTATCCTTTAATAGAGTCCGCCAGTACCACCACCAGCAAAAGCAGTGCCTAGATTTTTCCCAATGGCAGAACCAACAGGCCCACCCATTATACCTCCACCAATACCGCCAAGAGCAGAGATCATCGCATTGTACTGAGCCTGCTGCGCCTGATACTGCTGGTTCTGTGCTTGGGTCATTGTGGCCAGGTCGGCGGCCGTATTCGGGGCCGTGAAGCCAGGAAGGGCACTGGTAAAACCGGTGGTTGGCGAACCCGGTGCACCAAAGCTGGCCAAAGACTCACTCATTGTCAGCGGCATCTGATACTGCTGTGCCGCAATAGCCTCAGTCTGTGGGAAGGCAGACGCAAGGAACTGGTTGACCTGCAGCCCCTGATTGGTCTGGGTTTGCCGCATGGCATTGTCGTAGGCTGGATCACCAGGCTTGAAACCCTGGTTCTTCAGTTGTGCATCCAGTTGCGACGTTTGGGTATCAAAGAAAGGCTGCAGGAACTTTAGCTGCGTATCCATCATCTGACCGGTCATGCCGGTCGCCATGTCACCAATGACTTTAGAGGGTTGATCAGCACCGTAACCGGCACCAGCCAGCAGTTCGCCAGCTTGCCCACCAGCCGCTGTCTGTGTGCCGGTCAACTGGTTAAGTAGGGTTTGCTGTTGCGGGGTTAGCTGGGTTTTCGCCGTGTAAATAGGCGTACCCTGCGGGGTAGTCCCGGTCTGCACATAATTCAATGATCCCAGCGGCCCCTGCTGGTTGACCATAGAAGATTGCTGGGCAGTTGCACTGAAAGGCAGTTGGCTCTGCGCAGCCGTAGTTGCCGATCCTACAGCAGCGCCAGGGGATGGGGGTGTAGGTTGGCCGAGGCTCATGCTGTTAACCCCCGCCCCAGCAGCTGGGCCATCTGCAGGGCCTGTTGCTGTTGCTTATCTAGAGGATTGACGGATGCCTGGGGCATGCCAGGTATCATGGGGTGCCCCATCCCAGTTGTATTCTGTCCTATCGTTGGTTTCCGCTGCACACCGGGCATGGCCAACGAAGAGGATTGACCTGTTGCCTGCCGGTTCTGTGCGTGGGTGGTGTAGGAGTCACCGGGTGGTGGGTTCATTAGCATGTTTGTCTACCTTAGGTGAAATTTTACCCACACGCTCAAGCACATCTCTGAACATGACCAGCCTGACGCCGGTATTTCTGTTGCAATCACGCTTGCCGTAGTAACAACGGGAGACGCCCTCAAACTTGAAACCGGTCTTCATCAGCCCCTTGATCAGCTGCTTGTTTTTCTTGCTTGTGATCGCACTCAACCGGGAAGCGTCAAACTGAAGAATAGCATACCTGGCCAAACTTCTATAGACCCCAAGGGTCATAGTTTCTTCGCCATAATAGGCTATTTCTACGTTGCTGCCGTTCCAGCTGTGATAGAAAACCGCTCCCACCAGCATGCCGCTGGCGTCAACCAGCCCCAGGGCCTTGTCGTACTTGTAGGGCGGCCATTTGTACTTCGAGAAATGCCATTTCGCCACTTCTTCATCACAGTCAAAGAGCAGCCCAGTAGCCATTATACCGGCCCCCCGTATTCGATGACGCTGTTGAAGGCATTAACTTGCACAACTGGCAGCGTTGGGTCGATGCTACCTGCGAATCTGCCGGTATCAAACACGGCACTGTCGAAGGCAGCCGAACCCGTGCCAACGCCAATGGCATTGACCTGCATCCTGAGTGCCAGGGCGTGTCCTTCGGCATTTACCGTGAGCCAGCTGCTGAAGTTCACGGTAGTCGACGGCCACAGGCTTTGATCCCAAAGGGCCTGATCCCACAATACCGTCGATGTAAAGGTAGTGACCGGGGCCTGTAGGCCAGAAGTTTGAAAATCGGTATCTACCCCCAAAGTTGGGGTAATGCCGCCGCCCAAAGTCAACAGCGGCTGGACCATGGTTATCCGTTTGTTGCGTCCAGGTTCGTCGAACCAGTTGAAAGCACATTGCATATCTGCAAAGATAGCTTCAGCATTATCAGTCGACCCAACATAGCCTTGATTAACCAATCCATTGTTGCTCCCCCAGTACAGGTTGTTGTTATAAATAGCGAAAGTGTTAGCATTCCAGCCAATGAACTGACACCAGGCACCAGTCAGGGTATTCATGACGAACTGGACCTGCTGCTGATTTTCCACCATAGGAACATTAAGCAGCAGCAATTGCTGAATTGGGAAACTGGTTACTTCCCAGCCAAACAGGGACTGCCCGGTTATGGACGCCTGGGCCATCGCATTTTGAATACGGGCGGTGATGGCAATGGAACGGTCGGCACTGGGGTCAAACGGCAGGGCCTGAGAAATGGGGATAACACCCTGTTGGGTGATTATTGCAACATCCGACCCCAACCGGGTGAGGCAGCGGCGTCCTATAGGCGGGGAAATATCAAACGTGCCCACCAAATGAAAGTCACTGGCATTGGTTGGGTCAACGCCAGAATACAGACTTACCTGCCCCCGGCTGGAAATGAACATTGCGTAGTCGTTGGGGCCACTACCACCATCAACGGTCCAGCTGGACATAGAAACCAGGTAACCACCTTTGTTCCACAGCGAACCAAAGTCCAGCGTCCCAGCTATTGGCCCCTGGATGGCACCTACCGGCATGAAGGCAACAACGGTGGACTGGTTCATGACATACCACAGCCGCTGCTTCTGGGCGTGGATATTGATGATGTTGGCAGTATTACCGCCAGGCAACCCGGTTATGGACGGGTTGGTCCAAGCACTTCCATCGTATTGGATCAGGGCGTCAATACCGTTGACAGCCTGAAGATATGATGTGGTGCTGCCGCCTGGAGTGAAATTGGTGTATTGCCAGCGGGCGCTGCCAAGTCCAGTCAGAACCGTACTTCCAGTGCTGGTTGATACGTTGATGATGTGGGCGTCTGCCGCAGCAAACATTTGTTCGCTGGACGGTGACCGGTAGACCATCAGGGACTCAACCGCTGCCATTACGCCCGTGTAGGCATAAGCAAAATACCCACCACGCATTTCTACAAAACCGGGGCGCGGCACCCAATTATTGAGGATGGGGGCGCGCTTGGGGTCCATCTCAGCCAGCGGTGAAATGGCGTCCCAGCCGTCTACCGGTGCCGGTATCGTCTTGGCCACCACATCGGGGGCTAGGTACGGTACCTTTTGGACGCTGGCTGATTTTCTCATTTATTGAGTGCCCTGACGTAATCCTGAACCCCAGAGGCCACAGCGGGGGCTGCGACTGCACCACCTGCCAGACCTGCAAGCAGGTTCCTGCTTTCCAGGTCTTTGAATGCCGCCCAGGGTGATCTTAGTTGATTGGGATCAAGAGCAATGTACGAAGTATGCCCTGGATCTTCTATTTTGTTTATGTACTTTATGGAGTCGTAGCCTTTCCTGCGAATAAGGTCTCGAAGACCTTGTATTTGTTTATCCGAATCTGGTTCATACAATCCACGCGCTGGTTTACCACCCAAAGCGTAGGATACTTCCTCTTTACCAAATTGTGGGTGACTTTCCAGAAACTCACTTATTTGCTGAGGCCCCCAATTCCCCATGTCGGGGGTCTCAAGTGGATTCTGTGCACGCATCACCAATGGGTAAACTCTAGACGGTCTATCTTTTGCTAATTCAACACCACCAACGTAATTTGCTGCTTTAGGGGAACCAGCATGTACACCAATCTCTGACCTGTTACGAATCCCTTCTTCAGGCAGCTGAAATTCACCAAATGGTTCCTTTGCTCTGGTGCCGTGCGCCAAAGGAACGTTAAATCCTGCGGCAGCGGCACGTTCAGGTACTGGAGTTGGTAAATGCTCAGGTACTCCTTCATACCCTATACTTTCAGGAAAATACTCAGTGCCAGTAGTGTATGATCCCAATGGTTTCCAAGGGGAGCTCGGGCCAACATTGCTTGATTTTGGGATCGCTGCATTTTCGTACGCCTTGTTTGTATATTCACTAAGAGTAGTACCCTTAAAGGGCCAATTTTGGTCGGTACCAATCTTTCCAATTTCCGCTAATTTTCTAGGGGGTACAGGCTTGGTACCTGGTTTGCTAGATAAAGGGGTATTTTCCTTGAAAAGGACAGGTTGGCCTGTGGCCCTATCAAAATAAGCCCCCACCTTGTGCCCAGCTTTTTCATAAGCTTCAAAGTTGCTCGGACTTAGAATTTCCATAGAGCCGGGGGTTTCAGTAAATGGATGATATACATCTGGGTTCCACGCAGCACCCTCTTTACCGGTTTTGGCCACCATCCGTATTCCAACTGATCCTGGATCCCATTCCTTTGCAGGGGCCAATTTCCCACCAAGTGCCCCCAATGCACCTCTTTCAGCTGCTGGTGCACCACCACCGGCCAATGACAAGGCAGTTTCGACGTATGGAGCTGGATTATAGTCACCGGTCTGCCTAAGGTTCTCAGACTCCTCAAACATTCTCTTGGGCAGTTCAGCCATATGCCCAGCACCAAGGGCTGCAAATGCGCCAGCTCCTGGTGTCTCAAGCAACGGTCTTGCAGGATCTATTTGCAAGGGCGGCGGCAGCCCCCCAGGATTTGGCCGCATAAGTGCGGCTATCATCTCGTCCTGGTCAGGCATTTATTGATTTTCTGGGCGTAGAGGGACTACTGGTGCCGACGGCCACATACGTCTGAACTGGTCAACCCCAGGCTGGCCAAACCTGGATTGCACATCTGCCATAAAGTCTTCGTTTCTCATGCGGCGCTGATCGGCCACTTGTGGGGATACTGGAAATGGCACAACTTCCCCAGCCATATGCTGCAGATGCGGCTGCTGAACCATGGTACCCCATCCTCGTGGGTTTAGAATACCCTGGAAAGGTGACCCCTGCTCACCAGGTATGATTGGCCTATCTACGTTGTTGGGGTTATAGGCAGGAATATTTGGGTCCTTCAGCCGCTCCCTGCCGTGCGCCATCAAGTCTGCAGGACTTAAAATTTGGTCCAAAGGCCTCGAGAAGGTAACCCCAGCTGAGGGCTGCTGGAATAAAGCATTCATCATAGGGTCTTGTGGCCCTTGCAGGGCTGAAACCATAGGATCTTGGGTCATTTTAGCTTCCGTGAAAAGCGTTGACCGTGATCTGGCAAGAAGCACGCACCGCAACAGCGCCCTTGACGGCTATCCCCGAAGTCAGTCCACGCACATCCCATTCCCGTGCTTGCACAAAGCATTCTTCTACAGTGGGCATGCTTAGCGCCTTGTTCACATCCGGCAGGTTGCCGGGCATGACAATGGTCAGGATCAGGATGATGGGGGCAGTGATTTCTGTCATTTCAGCCTCTTGTCTATGTTCATATCACGCACCCGATTATAAACAGACGTGTGTGAGAAGCCTGTAGCATCAACAATCTGTTGTATCGTATTTCCTGAAGTACGTAACTTCCTAATTTCCTCAGTTCTGGCTTTGAGGGCCATTGAATCCCACCTTGTATTCTTTGGTGGTGAGACTGGCCTATAATCAAGCCCATTGGCTTCAATCTCAATTATCAATTCCTTGATACGTGCCTCAGCATCTTCCATTGTGTTGCAACCACCTAGTGAAAGTTTCACACTTTTTAGATCACCAGCACCATGCCCTCGCGACATGTCGCGGGTAATGTAAAAGCGATTATCCCTCTTATCGTTGTAGATACCGAGGCCGTAACCGTACTTGCCAGTGCCGTAGCTCCGGTAGACCTTACGACCACGGCGCTTTGCGTGATTGGCCTCAACTGTTATTTCCTGAAGGTTTGATGGCCGATTATCCAATGGATTGTCATTGATATGATCGATATGGTAGCCCTCTTTTGGCCATCTGCCATAAGTTAGAAACCAGACTAGGTTGGCGTATGTCATTGAAACTGGGCCACCATCCCACATGATGTTAAAGCCCAGATAAGCATATACATCCTTTACCTTAGCAACCCCAGTAACTGGATCTAAGGTCACCTGGTCCCGCAGAAATGCTTCAAATTCAGGGTCGTGACGCTTTGGCATTGATAAACCCTCCATGTTGAGGAGGGCACTATGCGCACATTCACGTTCCCTTGTCAACTCATATTTGGGCCGACTGGCCCGGGAAAAAACCCATCTTGCACGTTGGCCGGTGAAATGAAGATCGGGTTGATCCGCTTCACCACGTTGAGCGTTGGCGAATCACCATCGCGGGCAATCAGCCGTTGAGTATAGTCCACCCACCGCTGTTGCAGGGTCACGTAACTGCCAAACCCCTTGATTTCCCAGAACATCCACTTGATGCCCAGGATGATGGCTTGATCGTCCAGCAGCGGCACGTCAGTGTCGTTGGCAAAATTCTGGGCAAAAGTGGTGTTAGTACCGCCGACGTTGACGGCAGCGCTGCTCAGGTACTCAAAGACCAACTGCAGTGGCTCGACGATCTCAGCCGGTGGCGGCCAGATCCTGAACTCATTGGAGCTGATGCCGGGGGTGCCACCTTGCCCCAACTGGCGGAAGTGTCTTCTTGGCCCCGTAACCACAATGCCTGACCGGTGCCACTGGTCCATCTGCGGGCTGTCAGGGCCTAACAGTTCCCAGCGGTTGGTGCGGTCCCACATTGTTCGGTTCTGGAACCAGTCAAAACCCACCGGCATGGGGTAAGTATCTTTCATGAACAACAGACTGGCACCAGTAACGGCACTGGTATTGGCGTTCTCCATGGTCATGGTCACCTGGGTGGAAGAATCTACGGTCAGCACCCTGGCAGCGGCCGGGATGCCGGGGCCTGAGACCATGAAGGTATAAGCGGAGATGCCAGTGGTGTTGGGACTGATATTAGTGATGACGGCGCTGTTCGCCGCCATGTTCCCGATCACCGTCGTAGGTACACTAACCAGCAAGTTATATTCGAACTGCAGCGTAGTCCAGTCATTCATGCGCCGCAGTTCGTCCAGCACCCGGTTGGCTAGTGCCCCCATCTGCGTGCCGGTATTGTCGGTGACCCCACCATTAGTGCCATAGACCGACGTTGAAACTGGCAGGCCCAGTTCCCTCTCGGCGTTTTGCACTATTTGCAGGATAGTCTGCATCTAGGTTTACCTTGCAATACGGGGCCGCTGCCGACGCGGCTTCTCAGCTGGCCTGAGTGACTCGCCAGTGGCATTGATCATCGCAGTCTGCGAGTCAAAGCTGGGCAGCTGCTGTGGGCGTTGCATCGCCCCGGCAATCAGGTTCTGCAGCTGCTGCAGGTTTGGTGCGGCCAGGGCGTTGTTCTTGGCCTGCTCAACCACAGCCTTGAGTTCTTCAACGGTACGGGTGAGCGTAGCAATCTCACGGTCCCGCTTCTCAAGTTCGTGACGCATCTGGCTGGCGTTTCTGCCTTTGGCAGCCATTTCCAGCCACTTCTTGGCTTCGTTTACGTACTTCTGCGCACCCATACCAATGGAGTCGATAGCAATGCCCGACAGGTCGGCGCATTGCTCAATAGTCGCAACGTTGTTGGCCCGCAGCATTGCCGCGATAGACGGGTAGTCCGGGTATAGCAACTCAATAGGCGCACCGTCCGGCTGCTGCTGCTTGTTCTGCTGGAACTGCTGCCACTGGGTTGGGAACCGGCGGATGTCATTTTCATTGGCCCGACGCTCAACAATATTCAGCCGTTCGCCAGGCGGGTGAATCCTGACAAATACCTGATCTTCAAAGTAGGGATGCCCAGTCTCAACTGATTTGGCCGGGATGTGCACCGGCTTGTTGTAGAAAATGCACACCAAATTGCGGTCGGTACCGTATTCAACAGTACCAATATCACCGCGCCAGTTGATGCCGGTGGCGGGAGAAAAGTCACTCATTGCACACTCCTCTAGTTTAGGTCATGCAAGATCTGCTGGGCACGGTGCTTCCACAAGTGCTTATCAGCAATGATCTTGCGGCTTTCGGTTATGGCCTTGTTGCGGGCTGCATCGTCCTGCAGCCAGTACTTGGCCCGTTCTACGAAGTTGTCAGGTGTGTATTCGCCAAAGTGCACATCAGGTTCGAAGCTGGTGGTGAGCCTGCCCGCTGCCTGCGGGGCAGCACAAGAATGTGCCATGACGAAGCCACCAACTGCCATTGCTTCCAGTACCCGGCTATGCAAACCAAACCCATTCCAATTATTGTGCAGGTTGATTTTTGAATTGCGGTAAACTTGGTACAGTA